ATGGACAGGTTTTGTCTCGGAGATAACACTATCACCTTTTCGGATGACTTTGCGAAATTAAACGAACTGCGTAAAGGGATTTCCGGCATAAGTAGGTACGCTAAAATTGGTACCTACATAGCACAACGGATGCAAGAAACAGGTCAGAAGCCAAATGTTGATCGTATTGCTCAAGGATTCACCTCACAAATGAATGAGGCAATCGAGGGCGGTACTATCCCAGTAGCAATCGACTTTTTGGTTAATAATGGTATTTACGACTGCTCGGAAGAACTTTTTATACGAAAATATAAAGATCAGTACTTCGACATTGAAAATAGTACTGGGTATAAAAAATTTATACAAAAGTATAATGCTGTGACTGACGCATACGTTATGGAAAATGCTCAAAAACATTTAAAGCGCGCTAGTCGCTCAAGATGGGAAGGCGGTGGATTTGGTATACGTGGCGCAATCAAGGGTGCGGTTGATGCGTCGATCTTGAATGCGGCAACGGACACATTCAGAGGTATAGGGGATGGAATCAGCGATTTTGCTGGGTCTGTGCATTATAAAAATCAAAAGGAAGCCCTAATTAACGAAGATCTCTTTCAGTGCCTTGATGATGCCATGTATGAGGGAAACATGGGGGTCTTGTTCGCTTGTGAAAATGAATATCAAAAGCATACAGGTGTTAAGTGCACATGGGATTATGAAGAAAATAATAGCCAAGCAAATGCGCTTTTCCAAAATGTAAAAAGTCGCATTACCGACCCTCAAAAGAAACTCCAAATTATGGCAACAGCTATTCAACTGGCTCCATATAATGAAGAATTTTATTTGTATCTCTATAAGACTGAAAAAGAAAATCGAAAGGAAATAGCGGAACTCGCAAATTATCTGGGATTCTTCTTATACGATTTAAGAGCTGAATTACTACAAGAAGAATTGCAACAGGTGGCTTGCAGATACCCGCTGACAGGAAGAAAAAAGATCACATCGGCGGAAACAATATTAACTCATCGGAAATATATAGAAGGTGTACTGAACCTTGGACTGAAATATAGCTTCTTTGATGATATAAATCCTGTAATCATTTCGGCGGAAAAAGAACTTGATCCTGAAAGCTTTGAATTTGGAAAACTTCTTTTGTCGAAAGCATTTTCTTTGAGCGTTTCTGTAATTGATGAAGAAGCAGAGACGAAAATTTGCGAAAAAAAATATACAGAAGCAACGCATCAGCAATATTTGTTAGAACTGGAAGCAATAAAAAAACGGTTTAACATTGATTCTTATGAAATTCCGAAATCTAATAGTATCACAAAAGTTCTTGATTTCTTTGAATATAATAGAGATTTGGAGCTCGTGCGGCGTGTTAATCGGGAGAATAATGTTGAAAATGCGCTTCAAAATATTGTAGATGTTGCACTGGGAACAGATTCAGCAGATAAAACGGAACAAATTTATGCACTATCTTTAAAATATGAGGTGAAGTTCAATCAGGAATTCGATATTATAGATGGAGACATCGAAATTGCACATGCAATTCTTATCGGGATGGCTTGGACAAAAATAAAAAAATACAAGGAAGAAATAGAAAAACTGATTTTAAAACCAAACGAGAGTGTTCGAGATATTAATTTGGATATTCGAAAAACACTCTGTTACTATCGTGCGTTGCCAACAATCGAATCCTTAGAAATAAATCGTGATTTTTATCCAAAAATCCATTATGTGGCGAATAGAAGAGTATCGTATTCGCTGTTTGAAGATTGCCAGGAATGGCTCAATGTTACAAACGAAATTATTCACTATTTTGATTCTCGTAAGAGCACATCAATTGAACGGGAAACTACGGCGATTGGTGCAATCGTTCTAAAAATGTGTCAAGATAAGCCAGTTGTTAAAGGCGAATATGTTAACTTGGCTATGGAAAAGAACTTTGCGAAAGGAGCAACTTATACAAACAATAAAGGTAGCTCGAATTTGAGGAACACGAAGTTGATGATTCCTCGAATTGAAACAATTTATATGTATTATGAGAAAAATGCCTTTCTCGAAAAAAATTATACTGTGTTAACGAATCGAGGAATTCATACATTCTGCACATCGTTAGAATCGACAAAATTTTATGAATGGCGGCAAATTGAAAATGTAACATATGCAGAATATGGTGTGAAGCTCAAATTAAAAGGAAAAAAATATCCACAGAACATAGCTTTTTGCTGGGATGACAACGATGACATCTATTACGCCAGCAAATCCTTAGAGGACTGCGTAAAAAAAATTAAGCAATACGAATATAGAAAGGCAGAGAGCATTGAATACTACAGCTCCCATCCCAAAACATTTATCGGGCAGCGTATTAGTCATTTTCTGTCGCCAAATGAAAAAAAGAGAGTATATCTTTTAGATAACCCAGGAGATCAAACGGAACTGTCCTGCTTGCTGGAATTAATGAGACGAACGGATTTTATAATTCAGCACGAATTGAATCCAACCGTGAATCTGTTTATAAAGTTTGAAACTAATAAGTTAAGCGATACAACAGATCTCCAGCAGTATAAGTTTATAGCAGTTACCGATCGTTTTATCTACGGAAAGGAAAACGGAGCGCTGTGTGCTATTGCAATCACAGATATTAATAAAATTGAAAAGAGCTATACATCAATTATTATAAGCTGGGATGACTATGTATCAGAAATTTCGAGTCCGGATTGGAGTAATACGGAAATTTCAGAATTTTTTGAACATTTAAGTCAAGCATTGGTTATCAGCGTTGACACTAAAGAACAACCAGTTAACAAATCTGTGCAATCCGAAAGTACCCCTCCAAGAGATACACTGTTTTGCCCATATTGTGGGAAGAAGATCACGAGAAGTTCAAAGTTCTGCTGCTTCTGCGGCTCAAAAATAAACTATAAAAAATAAAAAGGAGAGTCCATTATGAAATGCCCTAAATGTGGGACAGAGTTCAATGAAGGCATCTTCTGCCCTGAATGCGGAACACCTATCTCGCAACCCCCAAAAGAGGAATCTTCAAATCCGACATCCACTAGCGCCGAGGAGTCCAAATCCGATGCAGAAATACCCACTCCTCCGTCCAGCCCATCTGAGCCTCCCAAACGCAAAACGTCTAAAGCACCTTCCGAGAAGAAGTATGACAAGTTATCGATGGTTTTCGGTATCGTGGCTTTGGTCACGATGGGGGCACTCATTGTACCTGAAATCTTGGGATTCCATTACGCTGCAAAGGCAAATAAAACTGGCACCACTTCAAAAAAATCGAAGATTGGAACGACATGTAGCGCACTAAGCGTCCTTATTCTCTTTGCAGTGTTTCTTTCCTCCTCTGAAAATGCTTTTTTGACTTCGGCTCTAACTTTTATTGGTGCAGGATTTATTATTGCCTTTTGGTATTTTCTTGCACGGTTTGTCGTTCATCTTCTGAAAAGGGAAAGCAAGAAAAAAGATGCTGTTTTCATGGCTGTTACGCTCATTATCGGAATTGTGATAATGATGCTTGCCATGGAAACAGATCCACAAGCACGTTGCAAGCACGAGTATACAATCACCAAAGATGTACAGCCAACCTGTACAGAAGATGGAGAAATCATAAAGGAATGCAGCCTGTGTGGAAAGAAAGTTGACACTGTACTCCCCGCAACAGGACATACCATGGTCGAAATCTCTCGGACGGCAGATACTACCACTTCTAGATGTTCTGTGTGTGGGTATGAAAGTACGACCAAGCTTTCATCTTCAAGTACATCAGCAGTATCTCAAACCACATTGGTCTCTTCTGATCCCTTGACGCAATCAGATATTTATGCACTGGTTGACGAAAAACTTCAGTCAAACGACTATATTCACGGAAGAATCACACAAAACGCAAAAGACTTTATAAATCAAAATAGCAGTATATTTGAAGAAAAAACATATCAATCAGCATTTCCGTATTTGAACTATCCAAATCAAGATTTCAAATATAATTACATTATGGGAAAGGATGAAAAATACTGCAACGAACTGTTTTTTGCAAAGGCTAGTACTATTGATGATGAAAACCTAGGCGTCAAAGTTACAACACTGCCTGATGGTTCAAAAATAACGGAAGGACTAATGGGGCTGGAACCTACTTTGGCGGACGGCATCTTTGCAGATGACGGCGCATTAGTATACTTCTTCTACGCAGATGAATTCCTGCCGCCGGAAAATGGGCTTGTAGCATTCACAGCAGTCCCACTTTGTGCAGGAAATCTTGTTCTTGACGATGGTTCTGAAGAAGAATGTCTATTCATCGCTTGTAGCTTTATGATTGATGGAATGGATTTCAATGATACAGATCGAATTATTTCCAATGATTCACATACGAGCAAGACTCCTGATGAAATTATCAATGAGGTCAAGAATTCTTGGTATCAGGATAATACAGACGTTCTTTTTGGCGATGAGTTTGAAGTGCTCTTGACCAATCCGAAGTGGACATATGATTCAACCTTAAATCGAGTGGAATTGACCGGAACATATACTGCATATGATTATCCTTGGCATGGAATTGCAATGCCTAGCGACACAGAATCGGATACTGTTGAGAAAGAACTACATATATATTTTGAAAAGATTAATGGTACCGGTCGTTGGACACCTCATTTTGATGATAATTATCCAAATGATGACTACCCCCCAGAAGAGTATCAAGAATTTGAAGTTCCAGGAAGAGATGATGATCGAATGCACGGGCTGCTGGCGGATGTTCTTCAATACTATGCAGACACCGGACATTATATCTAAAAAATAAAATGTGCAGGGTAGCAGCAACGCCGCCCTGCACATTTTTGTTAAGTAAAGGACCTGAGCACTTCTTTCAGTGCTTCACGCTGCTCCGGGGAAAGCTGGGCCAGAAGTTCTAAAAACTCCTGCTGTTCCTCTGGGGTGAGCCTGTTCTCCGGCTCAGAATGATTTTGGCGGTTCATAAAAGATACTTGCTCCTTTCGGCAAATCCTGTTCAGCTATCAGTTCGGCACGAATCTGACGCTTATATTTATAATAGGTGTTCCGGGCAAGACCGGTGAGCTTTATGCACTCGGCATCGTCAAGTGTGCCGCCAAAGGTCTTGCAGTGGGTGCGGATGATCTGCTTAGCTTCTCTGGATTTTTTCGTTTCAAAGCCAACACCCTTTTTGCGGCCAACCTGCTTGCCGTTCAGCCGGGCGGTCAAAAGGCCCTCACGGGTGCGCTGGTGCAGATCGGCAACTTCTTTTTCGGACTGCTCAAAGGCCAGCTTGATCTGCTCCTTTGCCAAGGCCATCAGATACTCGTTGATGCCCTTCAAGATGAAGTCCACATTTGTCCCTGTCATGGCAATGCTGCCGGAGAGAGCTTTTCTGTAGGTCTCAGTGTCGATGTGGTGCTCTTTCAAGAACACCAACCGAATGCCCTTATGATAGAGATCTTCATACAGAGCAAAGCCTTCCTCTGCATTTCTGGACATCCGGGACACAGAATCGAACACCACCGTATCTCCTGCTTTCAGAACCCGATAGAGCTTCAGCCACTCCGGGCGAAAGATGGATGTGCCGGTGTAGGCTTCCTGCACGATATGGGCAGTCGGGTACTCGGCCTTGATGTTGCGGATCTGACGGTCAATGCTCTGCTTTGCCGTAGAGATTCGGCAATAGCCATAGATGTTCATGCGTCTCCTTTCTGGCTCAAAGATAACGAGCGACATTTTTAAGACTGCGTTTTGCAGCTCGAAATAGCCTAAAACCGCTGATTTTGATACAAAACTGTCCATACGGCATCTTTAAGACAGTTTTTGGTGGCTGTAGACAGCCATAAAATCAGAAATGGTAGAACACGGCTCATGGTCGGCGGTACTCTCGCCATCCAAAGGAGCGTAGTTCCAGTCGGTATCCTCGTCAATATATCGCCGCCCATCGTCCGGCAGTTCCAGCGGTTCCGCAAGAATGATGGTGCCCCAGTGATTGACCATCACAAAGGGTGCGATTTCGCAAGGGATGCCCCGGCACTCATCATCATGCCGGACATCGTAGGTATACAGGCCATCCGGGACAGTATCCCTCTTGATGCGGATGCTGGTGAACAGCGCAGGCTTTCCGCAAACCGTAATCTCTTCGTAGTGTTCGGTCATTGCATGAAAGGTCATAAAGCGTTCCTCCTTAAATTTCAATAATAAAAGCTCTGAATTTCTCTTTGTAGAAATCCATTGCACTCTGCGGCAGGGAAGTCAGATTCCCTTCGTTGTCGCATCCGGCCAGAAATCCCGGCCCGGCAAGAACATCGGCTCCATCCCACAGCGGACGATTGAGCGGCAGGCCAAGCAGCTTGCCTTCATCATTGCAGACCAGTGTGACCTCTGAACCGGTGTCACTCAATGTGATGCATTCGATCAGCCCGCCTACAAAGTTCTGCATGGCTTCAAGGGTGTTGTCCAGCTCAATCTCCTTTGGCAGCTCCATTGGCAGGAGCGCAAGGACTTTGATTTTTTCGTCTTTCACTGTGTGCCTCCAAATAAAAACAGGACAATCCACGCGGACTGTCCTGCAAAAGTAAAGGGAGAGCATCCGAAGATACTCCCCCTAAGTCATATACAGTTTAGCTGATGCCAAGCTCTTTCATCAGCCGAGTACGGTACTCCTTATCTTCAGAAGCCCGCTTTGCATCTTCAATACGGTTCTGGTCGAACAATTTCTTCATCAGTAACGCCAGCGTATCTTCGCCTTCGATTTTGCCTTCAGCCTTGCCTTTCGCAATGCCACGGTTTTCCACTTTATCAAGCACATCACACATATTGCGTGGGCCTCCTTTCTGGCCATCGGTATTTGTATTGTATGCTTCCTCAAACCGATTATCATTCGTCATGATACTCAGCAGTTGAAGCGTTTCTTGCACATGGGTCAGATCCTGCGAACTCGGAATATAGTCGCCGTTTTCCCGTTTCTGTACGAAATAGTCTGCCACGACCTTAAAATCGCTCTGGAAAAGTTCTACCTGCTCATGGGTCAGATAGGCAATCTGGAACAGGTTGATCTTATAGTCGTTGACATACGGCTCAAACTCCTTGGGAATGTTCAGCCGTTCCTTCAGGGAAAGCGGCCCATTCCACGGTTTATCATGGCCGAAGTAGAGCACCAGCGTCACGACCGGATAGAGATTTTCACTATCACCAAGTAACTGTGCCCGGTACTCTGCGCCATCGTAACCCATGACACGGAGCGGCATATTGGGATCAGAAGCAGTCTGGTTTTCAAAACCGATACAGGCCACACGGATATTTCCGTTCTTCCAGCGTTTGGCAACATCCCGCTCGATCTCACGAATCTTGCCATCTACTTTGTAGTAGGAGCGTGGAGCCTGATCTTCCAGTTCATCCGCAGACAGAACTTGCTTGCCGTTGAACAGAAGCACATTCACAATGTCCGAAAAGACATCGTTATAGGATTCCAGAATTTTTTCAGATGTATCCTTTTGCGCCATGCCATCACCTTCTTTTCTCTTGTTATTATAGTAGCATACAGATGTGAAATTTACAAGCATTCGCCTTATGCTACGTTCAATCTGGTTGCCTTATAGCAGTCAGCGCACATTCCCTCATGGGTGGCTGCAAACTCTGCCGCCTGCATGATAGAACCGTCCTTCAGCTTGACTCTCTTGATGGGCTGATTGCATCGGGCGCAGATGCAGGGCACAGGCGGCTGTTCCTGCTTCTGGCTGGTGGATTTCGGTTTCGGCTGCTTTTGCGGCTCTGATTCCGGCTGCGGTGCAGCATCTTCCGGCAAATCCTCTCCGGCATAAACGTACAGGCCCAGACCAAACATAGCAAGGTTCTTCACTAAGCACCGCATGATAGCTTTATTCACATCGAACATAGAGGCTGCTTCTACGGTGCGTTCTTCCATGCCGATCTTTTCACGGCGGCGGGTCTGCGGATTGTAGTCCCATTTCGGGGTGGAGTAGGTGTAAGGCACAGCTTTCATGGCTTTGTTTGCGCCATCCAGTACAGGCAGCCACATTTCATGCGAAACGCCCTCAATCGTGACCGAGGTGTACACCATGAATCCGGTTATGGGGTCATAAACATAGGGGAGGCCGTTGAATTTCTTGACCTCATAGCTGGCAGAAGGATACAGCTTCTTCACCTCTGCCCAGGCATACGCCCAGCTTACATATTTTAACTCGGTATTGCCAGACTTTTTGACTTCCAGATGATCTTTGAAGTCGATAGCAAATAATTTCACGAATGGATTTTCTGTGGCCATAATAAACCTCCAAGAAAAAAGGCGGCAGAGCATTTACTCCCTGCCACCTGATACAAGATTTATGCCGCATGAACGATGGTGAACCTGCGGCTGCTTACATTTTTGCTGTACTGGTTGAAAATGTCCGGCTGCTCTTTCCGCAAACGCTGGGAATCCACACGCTTGCTTTCGGAGGATACCCATGATACCTTATAGCCCGGTGCTGTGCCATAAGCAGCATCCTGCATTTTCAGCTTGACCTGCTGCTCGATAGCCGTTTTCTCCTGTTCCATCTGCTCGATTTGGTCAGAAAACTCCTGCCGCTTATCCAGAAGTCCATGCAGCGCACTCAGGTCAGCGGTCTTGTCCCGGTTATCCACCTCATAAAGTTGGTTGATTTTCTGTGTGTCGCTATCACAGCCGTTGGGAGCCGGAGGAATCTGTGGAACCACATAACGTGTCCAGAAACGTTCTTCCTTATCAATGAAATCAGAAAGCACCTGCTTATCTGTCACGATCTTGTGGATCACCAGCTCTCTGCCGAAAATCAGAGCCGCCACATACCAGCAGTCGAAACCGCTGACGGCTAAGTAATGGTCAACCTGCGCCAGATAGTGAGCCGGGATTTTGCCGTCTGCCCACTTATCTGCGGAGAAGGGCGAGACTGTCTTGCATTCCAGCCCGGCCTTCTGTCCAACGATCAGACGGTCAAAGTCTGCCAGAAGCAGCGGATGTTCTTCGCTTTGGTAGATAGCGTTTGCACGGCGCACCTTAAAGCCTGTTTCTTCGGAGAACCGCTGCGCCACATAATCCTCCAAGTCACGGCCCTGCCGCATGGCCTCGTTGTCGATATTTTCAATGGTGTCGCTGATTTTATCATGGTACACCTGAAATGCAGAACGGTAGGGATTCAAGCCAAGGATAGCCCCGGCATCCGTGCCGGTAATACCGCATTTTCGATAGCGGAGCCAATCCTCTTTGGGCAAATTCAAGGTAGATACAAGTCGTTTCATGCAATGTTCAACCTCTCTTTCATCTGTTCTTCTGCGATAGAGAAATCATATTCCACCAAGTCTTTGATAATGGTGGAAAACTCATCCACCAAGGTACGGTCATCGTCCAGCCACAGGGTATACAGGAAATCCAGAATGTTCCGCTGCACCCGGAGATGGTTCCAGAAACGCTCGTCCATCTGCTTTTCGGTGTCCAGCGTAATCAAGGCACTGACGATGGTGCTTTTCATCGTGATCTCGTATGCTGTGGTGCAAGTTGGCTTTGGAAAATCGGCTTCAATGCTGTTCAGGAACTCAGAAAACTCCCGGACAGCCCGGTTGCTCACATCATTCATACGTCCTCCTTTATGCTGCTGCCAGCACCATCTTATAAGCCTTGTCGATCATGGGATTGCCCTCTGCGGTGCGCAGAAACAGATTTTCGTTGTAGTTGCGAGTTTTACGGATGGGATCTGCATGGGTGGCAAAGTCGGAAACAGCATTCACGAACCGCCAGCCGTTCTTTCCGACCCACTCCAGATCGGGTGCATTATAATAGCGGGCCTTCAAATCTTCCTGCAAGCGCAGGTTGTTCTTCCGCTGGCCATCGGTTAAGTCTTCCGTGATGGGGAAGAACTCGTTGATAAATTCCTGCACCTTACGGTCAGACAGCTTGATGGTCGTCAACTCATGGATACCCTTGCCAAGCTCTGCCATATAGCCGTTGGCAAGCTGCAAGGTTTCACGGGCATCCTGAACCCGAAGCAGAACATTTTCGGTGTGGCGAGCAGTCCAGATGCGCTTTGCCGTACCCAGAGCCAGGTTCAAGGTGTTCTGGCAGACCACACGAACCGGTGTCATAGCGACTTTTACACCAGAACTGCCATCGTGACTGTTGAAGAACACAAAATACGGTGTCACTTCGTCACCAGCGATGATGTACTTTTCCGGCAGCTTTGCCAACATCCAGACCTTCTTGCCGCCCTGCAAAGAGCCAGCGGTTTCATAGGTAACACCCTCACCCAGCAGGTCATCCGTGAACTGGAACGCTTCTTCGTTCTGCACAATGCGGTAACGGTCAGACACCACGCCCAGAACAGCTTCATCGGTGTTGCGGACATTGGCACGATAGCCGGGAATCATAGCACCCGTGCCGGAATAGATATTGCGGCTCTCCACCTGCCAATCCAGACCAGCCAGCTCCAAGGCTTCACGGCTTGCAGGGGCATCCATCACGATACGGCCAAGGCCGTGCCAAGGGGTTTCACGGACAGAGAACATGGTTTCAACATTTGCGGACATAGTAAAGTCTCCTTTTTGATTTGTTTTCGTTAGTTTTTCTTTTCGACTTCTTCAGCGATCAGCACGAGGACTTCAACAAGAACCGTGCCAAGTTTCTGAATGAGTTCAGGTAAAAAGTTCATGGGGACATCTCCTTTCTGTGCGGATGCAGCTTAGAATGAAACCGTAATGGTGATGATGACAACGATGATACGGAACAGCATAGAAAATCACCTCCAGACATAAAAATAGCCCCTGAGTCTTTCGGCTCAGAGGTTTGTGTTCACCTTTATATTATCTGGCTAAAATTTTTGATTTTGAAACATATCGGCTTGCCTTTTGCCATATGTACGATAAAATAGTGGTGGAGGTGTTATCTTATGATTGAATTTGGCGATATTTTTGACAAAACAGGTGAAACTCGTATTAAAAACACGCTTCCACCTGAACTTGCATCACTTCCTCAGCAATTTCATGAAAACCCAAAAGCTGCTGGAAAGACTTTTTCGATTGAAGATGTTCTTCAACCGATTCTCGATCTTTGTACAGGTTCATCTCATGAAGATTCATGCCAGAAATTTTTAGGCGTTTCCTCTCTTATGTCATCGCTATTACCATACAGCATCCCTCCGTCTTCCAACAGCTACTCACCTTTTACCACTACGGATGAATATGCCGAAGCCGCTGCCACTTCTGATGCAAACAACATTTCTAGACGTTCCATTAAGGTTGATACATCCGCTCCTGAATTATATAAAGTTCTAAACATTCCGTTCTTGTCCCCACCGTCTTTTTCTGTAAATGATTATCTTAGCCGTCTCTGTCATTTTTACAGTTATAGTCCTACTTATGATGAATTTTGTTCAGATTTCATTAGTGACATAGCAGATGCCCTTATATTCAACTTACGGTATATTCAGTTAAAATCTTCATTCGATGACCTTCAAGCACAGTATCCTGATGTCAAGTTGAAAGCTGTTCAGCTGGATAAAACATTGCTAGACGAAGAATCATGGCCTATTTGGAATGAGAAGTCAGACTGCTCTGAACTGATACGCAAATACAACGATATTTACGTTACAGATTTGGATTATCTTCCTTGCGAATACAGCGCATCTTTGAAATCATTCTGCAATACCATTATTCCGACGGACATGATTCATGCCTCTTTTTGTAAATATTCTATGTCTGCTTTCCTCTCCCCCTCTACATCAAACCCATTTTTGACTTTTATAGGATTAAAAGACATCGCTGGCACAGAAAAATACTATACCTCAAGAGCCTTATTCAGCAGCACACATCGAACATTTCGTGCCATGCTAGATGGTCTTAGTTCAGACTTCGATCTTTCTCCAAAATCCGAAGACCGATGGTACTTAGAGAAACTTTTTGGTTTCAATACCGTTTTAGCCCTTTTCCCTTTTTATGGTGAAGAAACCCGTTCCATCCCAGAAGCTTTTGATATTTCTGTTCAAATACTAAAAGTTCTTATGAAGTGCAAACCTCCAAGGCTCCGAATCTATCTAGCCTCCACCGTTTCAACCGCTGCACTCCTAATGAAATATGATAATGAACAGAAAAAGACATCCTGCACAAATCTATATCGTCCAAGTTTTGCCTCCACTTTAATCGAGCCTCTTGCCAAAACCATAGAGTTCTTCAACAGTGCCTATGATGCTCTTCTAAATCTTTCCTATAACTTAGTTCGGGAGCATATCATTGATGCGGAAGACCTTCTTGCTCGAAATGAATCTTCGTTCACTCTCCCGGCCTCGTTCATAGCAAAATCATCTTTCTATCAGCTTTCCGTTGAAAATATACAGGCTTGTTCTGCATTGTATGCCCCGATTCACATAGAGAAAATGCTTGAATATTTTCCAACCACTGATGCTATTAAAAAGGAATTCAACTTGCGCTCTGATATGTTATCTGGATTTTCTGCATTACAAACCACTGCACTTATAGAAGTCCTTAAAAATTACAAAATCCCACTTCTACCCACAAAAAGCAAACGTTGACGGTTATTAAATCGGCCTTTGAGCAAATAAAGCTCATGGGCCGATTTTTTTGCCTTACAGCTCACTCCAGATTACGAAAATTTCGTATATCATCGAATTTATTCGATCTGTGGTATCTTATTCTCACAGAAAGGAGGCCCCAACAATGAGCCAATATTTATCAGAAGATATTAAGCAACCTATCGTTCATAGTCCACCCGGTTCACCCAGAAATGTCTACTTGCTCAAGGCTCCCACAGGATCTGGTAAAACCACCTTCTTTATCAAAGACCTTGTACCGGAGGCCCGACGACGAAGGCAGCAAGTACTCTTGATTGTCAACCGCAGTGTTCTAACAGAGCAGCTCATCAACATCTACCTGAAAGAGTTGGGCATACCGCCCGGAGCTATTGAATTTCCCCAAGAGGGGATTTATCCGCTAGGAGACCTCGTGGTGTGCTCGTACCAATACATGGCTCGAAGACTTCAAGACAAGGACACTCCGAACATTAAAATCGGGCCTTTTGAAGCCAAAGAGTACGCCTTTGTGGTTTGCGACGAGTGCCACTACTTCATTGCAGATTCGGTGTTCACCACAGATTCAGCTCCTCTCGTCAATCTTCCCAAGGTCTTTGCTCAATCTGTCCGCATCTACGCCTCGGCTACTATGAGCCCTGTCCGAAATGTCATTTTGAAGATGGAACAAGTTGTAGATTTGGCGGAAAATTTTCCTCATTGGGAAATTTGGCCACGTTTCAGGTATGCCAAAAATGATATGATCTCGCAGATGTATAGTAACAGCACTGGCTTACCAAAATATGCTGCTTTCTTCGAGGTCACGGGTGCTGAGCCTGATTACAGTTATCTACACCCTCGCATCCTTGCTGATGGTCAAGCCCTTTGGGATGATGTGATTGAACAACATGGACCCCATCGGCTCCATAAAGCAGTGGTCTTCGTGGATTCTAAGAAGCAGGGAACAGACTGCAAGAACAAGCTAAACCAGCATGGTATATCCGCTGCTTTCATTTTTTCAGAAGCATCCTCTGGGGCATATTCCATGGACGAGTTAGACAAAAAGGTACTTGAGGAAATCAAAGCCAAAAGCCGCTTTGAGTCAGTTTCAGTGTTGATTGCCACTTCCATACTGGATAACGGCACGAACCTGATCGACAAGGAGATCACCCATCTGTATATTTCTGGAACCGAGTACATGGCCGCTGTCCAGCAAGCGGGGCGTGTAAGGATGTATGATGAAGGCCAAACGCTCGAATTAGTGATTCCTCGCAGAGCTAAAAGCTACTTTTCGTCCAGAATCTCCCAATGGACTCGTCAAGAGAATCTACTCGACAAGTGGTTAGATGCTGATACAAAAGCCAGAGAAAGTATGTCCTTTAACGGCGAATTGGATTTTTTGAAAAGGCAATTTTCTTATAATGGAGGTACTCGTCCACAAACCAGTGTCTTTACGTTCGCAGCCCTAAACTACTACATTTCCGATGCTCGTAATAGCATGGCTATGTTGGAAAAAGATTCTGATGCTTATATTCAAAAGGCACTACGATGGTTCGGCTTTGACTTAGATGATACTGAAACTGTTGATGAAAACCCCCGTCATCAAAATGCAGCCATTGAACAGCTCCAAGCACTTCTGGAAGAAACGGAATCGAAGCCGCTCAATAGTGAAAACTGGGCCGACTTCCGTGAGAAGTTCCGTACCTTGTACGAAAAATCCGGAGGGGCTACTCTTTGCAGTGGAAAGGCAAATCGAAAACCGGGAACTCGTGTCATTGTAGAGCTTCTGGCATCATATGGCTACCAAGTTAAAACAAACGCCAAGTTAAAGTTAAAATATATCGTTAAGGAGGACACTAAAAAATGATTTACGTGCGCATCTCTAATGAGGGCTATTATGCAGCCCTCTCCCGGAAACAAGTTGAACTCGCTTTGCAGCAATCGCCTGGAACTTTACATGAGTGCATCTCTTCCAGCGATTGCCTCGATCTTCTCCAACGCGAAGCCAAAAGCCGCCATGCACATCCCCCATCCAAAATCGTGTTGGGAAAGCTTACAAGTTGGGACTATATCCCTTGTTTCATCTGGTCTGAATCTGGTGCCAACACCAAGTTTGTGTTCAAGGGTACTGGTGAGATTCAGGTTTGGTTTGATGAACAACTGGCCGGAACCTATAAGAACTCCTACAACGTAGATTTCAAAAGCAGCCTAATAATCGAAGTGTTGCAAAAAGTAGGCTATATTCCTCTCTATTCCTTTGCTCAGAAGAAACGAGTTTACTTAAATCAATCCGGTAAGATTTGTCAGTGGGTTACTGTGCAGCAGCTGTTACCCCTAGAAGACCACTCCCCTCGCCCAAAACTGTCTAAGCCTTAATTATACTCGCAGACACTTTTATCACCAAGGAGGAAATTTATGAACACCAATCTCAACATTCATTCTGCCACTTTTGCTGTTCCGTTCAACCTCACTGACGACATCAACCGTGATCCCAGTTCCTTGTCTGGCAGTGATACATACACCAAAAAAGCTGTTCCATCTGTTCCGCTCTGCGAAAAGTGGCTATTGTCCGTGCCTGAAGCTGCTGCATATTTCGGTATCGGTCAGAACCGAATTTCCGAGCTTGCCTTGCAGGATGGCTGCAAGTTTGTTGTTTTCGTGGGCAATACAAAACGCATCAAACGTAAAAAGTTTGAGGAGTTTCTGGACGAGCAGTACGCCATCTGACACCATATAACGTCCTCTGAAGGACTTGCATAAACCATGCCCACATGATACAATAAAGTGTGTTGTGTGGGCTCTTTTTTCTCAGAAAGGAGCCGCAACATGGGAAAAGATCTTAAAGGAAAAGAGCTTGGGAAAGGACTCGGTCAACGAAAAGAAGATGGCCTGTATTATGCTCGTTGCCGAAATTATCGCGGTGAGCGTAGAGAACGCTGCTTCAAGACCCTGCCAGAAGCCAAAAATTGGCGGCAAGAACAGCTCTATCTACGCTTACACCCCGAAAGCCGAGCTGTAGTATCACCCGACATGACTGTGAACGCATGGTTTAACCGCTGGCTCAAAGATGTCGTTTGCAACCGTGCCCCGAATACGCTTCGGAATTACCGTGAACGCTACGAACATAATGTTCAGCCGTTTATCGGTTCTATGCTGTTGCGAGATGTCAAACCTATGGACTGCCAGATGATCCTGAATGCCATGGAGAGCGACTACGCTGGTTCTACCATCCGCCAGACTTATATGACCATGGGCACATTTTTCAAGAGTGCCAAAGATAATGGCTTCATCGACCGTCATCCTATGGATGGTGTTCGCTATACGAAACCTGTCCGGGCGGTTGATGACATCCACTTTCTGACTGTGGATGAGCAGAAACGGTTTCTGGAAGCTGCCAAAGGCTCCCACAACTATGCTCAGTACGCACTGATTCTGGAAACCGGCTTGCGCACTGGTGAAATGATCGGTCTGACATGGGATGCTATTGACTGGGAGAAACGCACCCTGACGGTCAACAAGACCTTGGAGTTCCGCTACAAGCAAGACGAATGGCGAGCTGGCCCTCCGAAAACGGAATCCAGCTATCGCACCATTCCTTTGACTGACACCGCTTACGGCATCCTGCGGGAAATCTACGACACCAGAGAATACCGCAACGAATCGAACGGCCTGTCCACTGTCCTGACCTTTATGGATCGTAAGACTGGTCAGAAGCGAAAGTTGGTCATGCGTGATCTGGTGTTCATCAACTGGCGTACCGGAATGCCTGCCAAGAACAGCTCCTACGACACTCACCTCTACAAGCTGTGCGATGATGCGGGAATCAAGCGTTTCTGTATGCACGCTCTACGCCATACATACGCTACCCGCGCCATTGAGAGTGGAATGCAGCCCAAAGTCCTGCAAAAGCTGCTGGGTCATGCCAGTATCACGACCACCATGAACCGCTATGTTCATGTGACAGACGATTCCATGAAAGAGGGTGTAGCGCAGTTCGCAAAGGCGCAGGAAGCACAAAAAGGGTGA